GGCGGCAAGTTGTTTTGCTACCTGCTGACACGCCCGCCATGCAGCGCCTGTTGGCGGACGAAAGGGCAGCAACTCTCAAGGCCGAGACCGACCTTAACGCGCTGCGGGCGCGCGTCGAGGCCCTATCCGTCAATCAAGCGGACGCCGCATACAAAGCGGCAGTGCAAAAGCTTGATACGGCCACCGCTGTCGCGTTCAACGACACAGCCGCCGTACGCCACCGCACGGCGCTCACCAAACTGCCAGCCGCGATGGACTATCTTTGCAACGTGCTAGCGAGTGAGGAAAAAATCGTGGTGTTCGCGCATCATCACGACGTGATTGACGGGCTTGTCGAGGGGCTTGCGGAATACGGAGTGACCAGCATCGACGGACGCACTAGCCTCGCCAATCGGCAGATAGCCGTCGAGGCATTCCAGACCGATCCAAAAACCAGAATCATCGTGGGGTCGATCGGCGCGATGGGGACGGGCTTTACGTTGACGGCCGCATCCTACGTCGCGTTTGTCGAACTCGACTGGGTGCCGGGCAATCTGGCGCAGGCCGAGGATCGATTGCACCGAATAGGACAGGCCGAGAGCGTTCTTGTGCAGCATCTGATGTTGGAGGGAAGCTTTGACGGACGCATGGCGACGACCGTCGTGCATAAGATGGGCGTGATCGAAAAAGCCGTTGGGTGATATAAGAATATGGCCGCCGTGAAAACGGCGGCGATAGCCCGCGGCGGGGCACGGCGGGGCGGGGCCTGGCGGGGCATGGCGGGGCGGGGCGCGGCAAGGCAAGGCAAGGCAAGGATCGGGGCCGAGACTGGTAAGTAAGGTTGACGGGCTCGGATGGGAGCAAATGTGCGTCATGCCCCCAGCGGCGCGAGCCGCCCCCGTCCGCCAAAATTTAGCCCTATTTTCCTATATGCTAGAAAAAAAATTAAAAAATGTCCCAAAAAATTTTGGAAAGTAGGGCCATGTTCAAGATCGACAAAGGACTGAAAATGCCCGAGCCACCGGCGGAGGGGAGGCGGACCAAATATCCGTGGGAACGACTCGAAGTTGGAGACAGCTTTGAAATCAACGCACCGCTCCAAGTTGCGCGGACCCATGCCCGGCAGGCAGGGGCGAGATATGAGAAGCGGTTTGAGGCACAGCTCTACAAAGGTAAAGTTCGCATTTGGCGTTACGGATAAGGCTGGGCGTGGCAAGGCGTGGCTAGGCAGGGCTAGGCTCGGCTGGGCGCGGCGTGGCGGGGCTAGGCAGGGCTAGGCTCGGCTGGGCGCGGCGTGGCTAGGCTAGGCAGGGCTAGGCAAGGAAATAACAAGCATGGACCGTACATATCGGCCAATCATGTTCAAAAACGCACTCGAATTCCTCACGGGGAAATCCAGCGTTCTGTTGAAATGGCCGCCCTGGTCAATGGCAGATATCGCGGATTTTTGGAGCAACAAATGGGAGGGAGAGCAAGAGCATGACCCGGAACAACCTGTTAGCCCTGATCGAGCAAGTTGAAACCGCCATCGAGCGCGGCGAAGACGCAATGCAGTCGGCGCAGCTCGCCATCAAGCGGCTCATGGCCGACCTGAAGAGCAACAACGAGCTGGATGTCAAGCCGAATCAACTCGTGGCCGGCCAATTCCGTGTCCGCGACGGGACGAGTTACGAAGTTAAGCGGGAGGAATAAGTTTGGCCGGCACCGGCCTGTCGTGCGCCGACACGACCTTCACGATGAAGAATGTGGGTTCCGGGATGCCCTGCTCGGTCCGGGCATAAATCGTTCTCTTGCTGGTGAGGAGAGGCCATGGAGAGTCGGGCGAGTCATCCGCGGGTGTGGTCGGCATGTGTGATTTTAAATGGCACAGGACCAAGCTGGAGACAACAGGAGGAATAACAACACGGCGCGGCTTGGCGGGGCATGGCGCGGCACGGCCCGGCAGGGCATGGCCTGGCGGGGCGTGGCTTGGCAAGGCAAGGCAAGGAACTATAAGAAAATGGGCTGGACATACCAGCACGGAGAAGTTGATGGCCACCATCCGGCAGGGTCTTTACGACCTTCTGCAATCGGTCGAGATCGACACGAAAGAAAGGGGCAGGGCTCACGTCGAGCCCTGGTCCTCACAAAGAATGGTGATTGATACTATTGCTAGAGGATTGCAAGAGGATGTGCATGAGTTTGTAATTCTCAAGTCGCGCCAAATGGCGATCACCACAGTCTGCAGCGTCATAGAATTATTTTGGGCTTTAGCAAATCCTGGGGTTCAGGGCGCAATCATCGCGGATCGAACCGATAACCTGGAGCGCCTTAGGCGCATTTTCGCCAGCCTGCTTGAAACCCTCCCTGACGAATGGCGCGGCCCAGACCACCGGCTTATTACTAATAATCGCACGGGTATGGCTTTCGCCAACCGTTCAGTCATTGACCTATTAGCTGCCGCCTCAAATCCTGATTTAGGAGCGTCTCGCGCGCTCAACATGATGCACGCCACTGAATGCTCGCTATGGAAATCCCTAGCGGGCGTTGAGTCACTTAAGGCCTCGCTGGCACGTCAGAACCCGTCACGGCTGTACATCTGGGAGAGCGTCGCAAATGGGTTTAACTGGTTTTATAATCATTGCCAACAGGCCAAGCAGGACCGCCACATGAAGTTCATTTTTATTGGTTTCTGGGCTAACCCGACTTACTCCATTCCAAAATCTGACCCAGATTTCAAGGTCTATTGGGACAACAAAATTTCCGAGGAGGAAACCAAAAAAGCGCTTTACGTTAAGCAGCAGTACAAAGTCGTCGTCAAGCCCGAGCAAATCGCCTGGTGGAGGCGCGAGGCAGAATTCCGCGCTGAAGAGTACATGCTGCGCCATTTCCCATGGCACGAGCGCGAATGCTTCATTGCCTCAGGATCTGGCTTCTTTCCGGCCAAGCGCACGCTGGAGATTGCCGAGCAACTGTCGCCGGTCTCGCCCCCGTATCAGGGTTACAAGTACATTTTCGAGGACCACTTTCTGGCCTCACGCATCGAGCAGACCCGCAACCATGAAGAGGCCATGCTCAAGGTATGGGAGCCGCCCGAGCCCGGCGGCGTCTATGCCATCGGCGTGGACCCCTCAGGCGGCGGTGGCGGTGACGCCAACGATCACGCCATCGAGGTCATACGATGCTACGCCGACCGCGCCGTGCAAGTTGCCGAATTCCGCACCAACCATCCGCTGACCTATCAACTGGCTTGGGTGCTGGCGCACCTCGCTGGCGCCTATCGCGACCATGTCGCGAACCTGGAAGTGACCGGGGTCGGTGCGGCGGTCCTGCCTGAAGTGAGAAATTTACGGCAACTGGCCGAGCGCGGCATTCTGCAGGGCCACCCCGAAAACCAAAGCATTCTCGACATGATCGGCGCGGTGCGGTGGTTCCTGTATCGCCGTCCCGACACCATGGGTGGCGCCGGCAACGTCATTGCCTGGAAGGCCAACCAGGACAACAAGCATCAGATTTACTCGGAATTGCGCGACGGCCTCATGAAGCCGCTTTCGGCGCCCCCCGGCAACGGGTACCACGTCGAAATCCGCTCCCCGCGCCTTGTGGCTCAACTTCAATCCATCATCGAGGATGAAGGGTGGCTCGGAGCTGGCCCCGATACCGGGGAGAACGACGACCTTGTGGCGGCCTTTGTGCTTGCCCACCATGCCTATATCGAATGGAAACGGCCGGGACTTGTCGCCCGAAACTTGACCTGGGATTCAGTCAAGGGGGAGCGCCCACCCGCCAATCCTGGTACGCTATTGTCGTTCGCATTCTCCGAGCATATCGCTGCGATCAACCGCAGGGCTCGGGCGAGGCAGGAGAAATTTTGATGGCCGATACAAATCCCATGGCCGGGTTCGCCACAACTCAAACCACCGGAGACGTGACGCCGCTCGTTACCTCGCCCGTGGGCGGCGTTTCAACCTCTTTTACCGGCATCGACACGGCCGGAAATGTCTGGTTGCGGGCGGGGCCGCCGCACAATAAGGCATCGTGGACGTTCGTCGCCACGGTGGTATTTCCAACTGGCCCGTGAGAGGAGACAAACTTTGAGATAAAATCTCGGCGCGGCAGGGCGCGGCTCGGCGTGGCGTGGCTAGGCGAGGCCAGGCGGGGCAGGGCAAGGCGTGGCTTGGCTAGGCAAGGCAAGGCAAGGCAAGGCAAGGCTTTTGATCTGGACACGGGAAGGCTGTGACATGCCGATTATCCGCACTTTCGCTTGCCCGAGTTGTAATTATTGGGTCG